CCACGGAACACCGGGATTTGCTCCAACATATAAAACGCCTCGGTCTATGCCATTTTCGTAGAATCTTGTTCCGGGATCGCCCCATGTTATACGCGGCATTAGTCACCCCCTCGTGTTATGCTGGGCCTTTCTCTGGGCATTTAGTTCTCGTTGTCTAGCAATGGCTTCGTGACGTCCCATCTTCTTAGCCGGCTTGTTCTTCAAATTACAAATACGCACAAGCGTCAGTAAACGTTCAAGATGCCAATACTGATACTCGGACGGGATACCAAGCGCAATCATCCAATAGTATATCAATTCAGAAGTTATGATTTCTCTATTTCTCGAACGACTTTCTTCCTCGGAGAACCATGTGGCGGTCATAGAATCGTTAATGTATTCATCAATCGCGTCGTAGTTCTCTTTTGTAAACCTGTCGAAAATCTCAGGAGAAATATCTGGAGTTAAAACCATGCACCGTACGTACCAAAGAGTCTCTTCGGAAGTCTTTGGTGTATCGCCAAGCAACGGTTTCTTGAACTTTGACTCCCATTTTGACATGGAGACAAGAGAGTGCTCAAAAGACAAGTTAATTGACGACGCATCGACAAACTCTTCAGTCTGTTCGTCGTAAGATTCTTCCGTCACCACTCGAATAGTGAGCACTCTCGTCCCCTCTCTGTCAGTAAGCGTAGTACCAGTCAGTGTCAATGGTTTCCGGGAAGACGTAGCCCTGGTTCGGCCGTGCCACAACAATTACCGTCTGTCCCGTAGTCAAAGTCAATGACGTCGTGACAACTTCGTCGTCGACGTAGTACGTAACGCCTGTGATCGTCGGAATTGTGATCACGTGTGTACCAGCGTCGTACGTAGGCTCGGTCGGCGTCGCCAGTGTCGCCGTGCCACTGAACAACGCAACGACAGCCGCCGGAAGTGGCATGGAAGGATCCGTACCGGCAGTGCCATACAAGAAGTCCTCGAGCTGACCGAGAGCCGTTGCGTCGACCTTTGTCGAATCAATCGTCAGAGTCGACGTTGGCTTGTAGGAAACCCCACCAATGGTTCCAACATTCACCGGGTTGGTTGAGATCTCCCAACTGAATGTGATCGCCTCAGGGGAGTCGTTCACGGTGCTATAAGCCCTCTCGGATGGAGCGGCAAGAGCTCCATACACAAGGTGCAGTTTGTATCCGGTCTCGCTGTTGAGATCCGTTCCGATCTTGGTACGGTATGCAAGACCAAACGTCTTTCGAGACTGCTGTCCAACAAGAACGCCAGTCTCGATAGCCTCGGTTCCGTCACACTGTCCAAACTCGTCCGGATACGTGAACGCCTCGAGAGTCGCTCCGAACTCTTCAGCAGAGACAAGATTGACATATACCGAGTTATCGGCATACTGCTTGTTTGCTTCTGCTCCAGACGGAGACTCCGTGACGGAGACCAGACCATTCCACGCGTAGCCATGGACATACGCGCCAACGGCGTCCGGAATATACAGAACACCACGGTCGACGCCCGTCTCATAACGGCGCTGTCCCGAGGCATCCCAAATGAGTTGCGTCATGCCAGTCCTTTCAGTAATACACGTTGAACACGTCGTGATGAAGATTGTCTGACACATAGTGTCTATCGTACAAACACAACGGAACCATAGCCATAGTCTGTATGACAGAATTATCTGGATTTCTATCAATAAGTATAACTTGGTAACGTTGCTTGTAATTGTACGGACGATTTGCAGCGAACTTGGTTGACCCAGCATCTCTAGCGTACACTATGCATGGATATACCATTTGTACATTGGATGGGGGTTGAAAATATACAGCATCTGTGCCAAGAATTACTTCAAGAATTTCTTGAAGATCAAGCCTTTGGCCCATTATAAACAACCCCCAATCTCAAGATGATGCGGGGTCTCTGTATTTCGACTGATGGAACAGTCCACAAAGACCCCGACCATCCAACATACCGAATGGCAAAGAAATGTTCGAAAGCATAATCGTCCCCGACAATAGCGATCGAATTTCCGATGGTAAAGTCATCGTTAACACTAGACCCGTCCATCGTTTTTCTTGAGTTTCGGATTACGTCACCGTAATATAATCTCTCGGTGATCACATCTTCCCAAACGCCAAGTGAAGTTTCGACCGTTTCGCCGTATCCAACAGCTCCGTTAAATCTTGCCATGGGAGTATGACCCTACTATGCGGCAGGCCGCTTGAAGGTCCACTGGTCTTCTGCGTTGTTCTCGAAGAAGTAACCAGTTGTCGAGAATGCGGTGACAACGAGAGAAGTTCCAGCAGAAAGAGCAGTCTGAGCACCAGCAGTCAGTGTATCTCCTGCGGCATTCTTGTAAACCACGCCGGTCTTCGTCGGAATGGTGACAACAAATGTCGTCTTGTTCATCGTTGGTGCAGTCGGCGCAACGAGAACATCAGTTGACGTCGCACGCTTGACAACAATGGCTGACTTGATCTTTGCCAGGGCTCCGGAGAATCGAGTCTCGAGCAGATACTTGTACTGGTTGTAGTCCAGATCGAAGTCATCAAAGAACGAGACCTCGCCGCCCCTGTCAGCTCCGATGTTGTAGTCCGTCAGATTGACGAGAATACCGATGAGATCGGTTTCCCGCTCCATCGGTTCGACAACCACGATTCCGGCGACACGCAGTTCCTGAGCCAGCTCCTCGACAGTCCTCCACAGGCGACGACCAAGGGTATCCTTGGTGAGGAGCATCCCAGTCAGAACAGTATCGGTAGTGTAGAAAGTCGGCTGACCGCTACCCTTGTAGTGCTTCCGGTTCCGAAGAATGGCCTCGACGACCTCGGTCCAGTTCGAGTTTGCGTCGTCGATGTTGATGTTGACCGTTGTGGCAAAGAGTTCGTGGTCGTGCAGGATGGAGCGAATACCGTTTCCATCGGCAGCGGCTGCCGGATCCTTGACCTTGTCGTCGTCGTCAACCTCGCGGCCGTCACTGATGAGGATTGCAACCGCGCACTCCTCCTCAAGCATGAGACGCATCTCGCCCTTGATCCACAACACCACATCGAAGTCGGTGATGTCGACAATGTCGTCACGGTCAAGCTTCTGCTTCTTGTAGATTGTGGTCGGGCCTGTGGTCCGTTTGGTCAGACCGAACCACTCCTCCTTCTTGAGGTTACCCTTAACGTAGCCGCGAGCTCGAGCTTCGTCCTGGGTGATATCGGCAATGAGCGTCTTCACCCTGGAGAATGGGGTCTTCCGGCAACTGTCGAGGACCGATGCAACCCACTCGGTACGCCGCTTGTCCCACTGCGGAGTATCGGTCAGATTCTTGGCGTCGGGAAAGAGCAGATCAATACTCTCGATCCCGTGAGCGACCGCGTAACCCTCGACCGCGGCCTTCATTGACCCCAGACGCTCAGCGTCAGTCAGGATCTGCTTGATGTCGTCGTGGGTCAGCGACGGCCCACCGTTCTTGTCGGCGCCGCCATTCTGCTCGAAGACGTTGCGAGTCGTCACGTTATCCGTTCCTTCCGTATGTTTGAGGTCGCTCTTGTCGTCCTCTTTTGAATCCGTCTTGTCTTCAGAAACAGCCGAGTGTGTTGCATCGCCGTCTCCAGAAGTTTCATCCGAAGAAGATTCAAGAGCGGCATTTACGAGATAGTGCACGAGTTCTTTCTGCTTCTCGTCGAGAGACTCGTACACATCGCTGATTGTTGGCTCTGTTGGAGACGGAGGACCAGAATCACCGTGAACCAGAGACAGCCCGGTATAAATAACAGCCTCGTCCTCGAGAGTTGTGAAATCACCATCGCCATGCGCGATATTCACGTAGTCGATGAGTGCTCCCGGATTTGCGCCAGCAAGAACCAGACTTACCTCTCGGATCATCCCGTGAAGAACGCGCTTACTCTTTTCAACGAGTCCGTTTGCATAAATGGACAGCGCGGTGATATCACCATGCTCGACCATCAGTTTGGTGTTCTGTGCCCTCGGAGTTTTGTTGAAGAACGCATTCGCATAAACGCCGTCATCACGAGTTTCGAGCATGGCGTGCCCAAGAACATTGTCTGGACTATCGTGACCATGCTGCCACACAAGTGGAACTCGTTTACCATTCATTTCAGTGAATGCTTGTGGCGAAATCGTACGTCCATCTCGACACTTAATGTCGGCTTTGGTTGCGTATCCCCCAAAGTCAGGTTCCATTTTGGCTTGTATCTCCCTTCTGGGTTATTGTTCCCGACCCAGAAAGGGACGGAGCCGGTTCGATTGCGCTAGGCATGTTTGGATTACCGAGTTGATCAGCCTTGGGGTCTTTATTTGGTTTCCATCCGACAACACCACGAACATCGTTTGGTGTACCAACAGTATTTCGGATGAACTTGTCTGCAATCTCTGCGATCTTGTCCAACGAAACAAGCTTAAACGGATTACGGAAATACATCACCGATTGACCTTGAGTACGAGCAGTCCTTGTAAGGAAACTCCGTCGCATAGCCTCAACAATCGCTGTAAGAATTGGTTCAATAGTGCGGTTGTTGTAATTCAACATCTCTGTTTCATTCGCGGTGCCATTCATAACAGCCGCGGTTAAACCGAGTTGCGAATAGAGCATCTCCATGAGGTAGTCGACAGTCTTCAAGAGATTGTTCTCCGTAGGACGGTTCAACTGAGTGATCTTCTCGGTTCCATCAGTATAAGCAATGCCGTACTTGCTACCTTTGAGTTGGAACTCGATATCTTCTCGCCGTTGATTAGCCTGTTGCCGTCTAGCCTCAGATTTTACAACATAAGGAAGCTGAATAATCAAATCCAACTTTCCAGAACTAGACTGCTCGTCAACAACATCCAGAAGTTGGAGTTTTCTGAGTAGTCTCTGCAATGTCGAGTTCGGCTCGTTCATGACCGAGTAGAGAGGATTCTCCACGATGGCCACGAGACGCTTTTCAATGACGAGTTCTTCTCGACGGCCAACGCGATCGTTATATACATTCACACGAACGTGTCGTGGATGCCAAGCAACGATTTCCCCAACTCGGATCGACCGAATGTCATAACTTCCGAACTCGTCTGGATTTACGTCAGTATCTACAGGAACAAGCGCGACGATCCCTTTATCAAATAGGGTCATCACAATGTCCTGTCTGAATGCCGTTGAAGCCTGATCAATATTGGCTTCCATCGTTAGACATTCGTTCAAACCACTACGAATGTCGTCACTATATCGACCTTGGTCATCCAAACGAACATGCCGCATGTCAACGTTGGCAACGTCAACTGCCATACGATTGTAGATCGAAGAGATAATTGAACGTTCGTTAGAAATCAACAAACGAACTCGATCCGGTCTGCCACCATATACTGTTTCAGTACCATAGGACTTGAACCGGTCGTTGATCTTTCGATCAAGAAAAGCGTTCCACGCGTGAGCCAAACGTGCGCCAATCGCCATGTGTCACCTCCTCTCGTTACTCGAAGTTGTTAGAACGATCACGTACCTTCGAGCGTCGTGATACGAGTCTGGTGGTCGTCAAGTCGATTCGCCAACTTTGCAAGCGCCTCAAGAACCGTGTCGGTTGCTGCCAAAGCCGCGGTACTTGTTCCGGCAGTATATCCAGTCAACAGCAAAGACTGAGTCGTTTGAACAACAATCAATGGATTGCCATTGACGTCAAACAAAGCTACGTTCTGAACGCCAAGATTTGGTTTGACTGAGGACTGAGATACCACACGAAACTGACTCGTGATCTGGGTCATTCGAAAGCCTCCTTATGGGCTTTGTACGCTACGTACGCGTCAAGCATAGCTGCAACGTTGTCAATCTTTTCAGAAGCTCGCTTCTTAAGAAGTTTGCGATTCCCGTTTGTGTCTTCCATCGTAATGGCGTTGCCCATAGCAAACGTCATTAGACCCTGATCAAAGATTAATTCGCGTTGTTCACTGAAAATCTTCAATTCGCCTAGAGGAACCGACTCAGTTCTAGCGCCCTGAATAACCTTCTCTATACCGAACGGTCCATTCTCGGCTTCCCAACGTCCGACAAATTCTTTTGCATTATATGGGTCATAACCAAGTGCACGAACGTCATACTGTTCCGACTCGATATATGAGTCTAGATCTTCGTACACTTCCATCATGTCAAGAACTGTACCCTCAAGAATGTGCAAACTTCCTTCGGAGATAAACTCCTCGTACTTTAAACGAGCTGCTCCAGGAAGTTTCATCAAAGTGAGCGACGTAATATAACTTCGCGTCTTAATTCCAAAACCATTTCTTAATGGAAACAAGAATGTAAACGCACAGAAATCATCGCCCTGCGACAGGTCTGCTCCAAGAGAACAAACCATTCCAGTAAAGTCGCTTCTACGATGCACGAGTGTTTCTTCGTACGTGAAGAAATACGTGTATCCTTCCATCGGAATACCAAAACGTTTCGCTAGAATATCGTTTCTAGCTGCCGGTGCTTTTTCGGCCCGTTCAACATCCAATTGGTATGTCTCGTACGAAACTGTTCGACCAATGTTTGGATTTGCTTTAGGCCACTTAGACGGATCAGACACTTCAGTTAAATCATCGAGTTTGTAATGCCAAATCGATACGTGTGGCGCGTAGTATTCTCCTCTAAGAATACTAGCAAGTTCCATTTTGACTGTATCACCGCTACCGTTTCGAACGGTTCCTTCAGAACTTACAGCAATGATCAACCAGTCGTCAAGTTTCGAAGCGCCCTGCTCTATTGCTCCAATTACATCTTCTCTTAGATCTCCAGACAACCACTCGTCAACCGTAGCGACTTTTGTTCGTAGTCCCTGTAATTTATTGATCGACATTGGGCGAATCTCTAAAAGAGAGCCAGTTAAAAAGTTCTCAACACCCTTTTTAGTTGGTGTCAACTTAACTCGAGCAGCTCTAGATCCAGTAGTATTCTGCAAAGATCCCTCAGTCAAGAACTTAAACAGAGGTCCTCTACTTCTCGTAATGGCCGTTCTAATTGGAGATAGAACTTCTTCAGCCTGTTTCATAGTAGGGGCTGTTGTAATCTGGTGAGTTGTCGTTGTATCGACATTCAGAAAGAAATTCTGAATACACGACTCATACACAGATTTAGCTGCTCCACGAGCGACAATCAAGTATTGCTTACGAGTTAAACGCATCTTGATCGTTCTTGTTACGTATCGACCGCCATGATTATCTTTAAACGGTTCATACACATCTCGTTTAATGAAGAAATACCAGCCAAAAATCTGTTCAGCCCAAACTTTGAACGACGGAAGTAAGTGAAGATCACTCCCATCAGTCAAAGTAAGTTCGTTTTCGCAGTATCGAATAAATCCTTCTACCGCTTTGTCATCGTAGTAGTACTTCGGATTGGCGATGAGCGCATCGATACGATTCATCTCCATAGCAATTTCCCGGTTAACCGGAATGTCACCACGAAGTACAGAATCACGGAAATCACCATAATAAATTGGTGTTGCCGTGTTCGATAAACTCATCGCCAACCTCCTTTCATTACAGCGCTTTCTTTATCAAGTTTCCGACCTGTTTAACTGCAATCTGTGTAGCAAGCGTCGATACCTGCTGCTTACCAACGCCAAGAAGAAGGTCTTTCACAAACGTTTTTGATTTTTCTGTTGAACCACTAGTCTCATTTAGGCGTTTGTAACTCGCCTCGAGTGTCATTCGGTTAATGACAGTTCTGAGTTCCTCGTTTGTGAGGGCCTTTGTTCCGTGTTTCTTGAGTTTAACCTTTGCGGCCTTTGCTTGGGCCGAATCTGTTGACCGAATCTCAGGTTTCTTCGCCCTGCGAATACCCCAGCGCATACCTTTAATTCCGACATGTTCGAGAAATTTGTCGGTCTGTTCACTCATAGACACCGCCGGAAAAACTTTGTTTTCATCAGTCAAATAGAACTCTGGACCTTTGTAGTCATCTGTCCAAACTGCAATTCGGTTAAATCTAACCCAAGTTGTTCTAGGATACTCCCGAAGATCTTTCTTTGCTGGGGTATCTGGATAGCCAAGTGTCAGATGCGGCGTAAACTCAGGAAATTGTTCAACCGAGTTATACGCTGAAGAAATCGTTTCATTCGCAAGGAGAAATCCACGAAATTGATTGATCCGACCATCTGGATCCTTGTCGAAGAACAGAACATCAGCGTTCTCATCGCCAAGAGGAGCCCGACGTGCAACAGACATACCAAACGTGGTCAACGATGTTGCTACAGCATGTTTGATGTACTCAACAACGCCTTGAAGATCGGACACCGGCCCAAGAACCATGAGAGTTAGATGCGGGACTTTTTCACTGGAAATATTCCAAACATAATCATCTTTGTCTGGAATTGCGACAACCGTGATGCTTATACCGGAGCTGTCCACGCAGTCTCCTCTCTAAGAACGTTGAGTCTCCATTCGAGTTCGCGAATTTGATCTTGATGTGCTGTGATCAAATATGAAGTTGACGGTGGATCGAACAGGAGTCTAACCCGGAGACACACGTAGGTCTTCGCCGGATTGTACCGAGTATCTGTGTCAAGAAAATCTTCCCAGAGAGATGTAGCATCCTCGATGGCAAATCCCTCAGAAGGACCTATACCCAACTGGTTCAGCGTAGCAAGAACTGAGTTAATATGCAACACAAGATCAACGTCGAAACTTGTATCCAACTCGGCAACGCCGCAGACCTTCTTCACAGAAGTGAGAATGCTCGAACCCATTAGGGTACCATCCTCTGTCTTGACTTGTCAGAAAATGTTCTTGTTCAACTGGCGCTGGATGGCCTTGACGACGTCACTGACTGGAACCGACATAATTCCATCCTGCATGGTCCACAGATACCGCTGGATTGCGGCAACAGTCTTGTACCGATGACCGTCCTGACGAATACCCTTGCCATCGACGAGAAGACCGGCCTTGTCTCTCGTATTCAGATGCATCTGAACAGCCTTGACGAGCTCACTGGTTGCACTGATTTTCCCATCGACAGGCGTTCCCATCACTCGCTGCCACTGGGCAATCGTCTTTGGCCCGAGCTTTCCGTCAACCGAAAGCTGAGACGGTTCTGCAGGACCCGGGCCAGAATAGGAACCCTCGAACGACATGAAGTGCACGTGGTCGTAATGATTTGCCGTCGAGTCGCCACGATCAGGCATCTTGCGAACAACGCCCGGACTGGTCACCGTCGACGTGATGTGCTGCCGCCAGATGACATGCTTGAGGTGAAAACGACCTCGGTTGGCCCAGATGTAATTCCTGACCCAATCTCCGGCAGCCTTGTTGTGGACCATGAAGTCGAGAGCCCTTCGCGACGAATGCTCAGAGCTAGACCCGATCCCCCACAGATACCACACATCGTGGCCCGCCAGCTTCGCTGCGGAGAAAATCTCCTTTGCGATCGACCTGGTTGTGCCAGTGATGTTTCCGAGTTGCTTCGAAACGTTCTCCCACTCGCTCACTTGGACTCCTCCTCGAGAACCTCAGTCGCGTCGTAGTCCGGCTCGGTCTCAGCACTCTCGGTGTCGTAGTCCCAGTGCTCTGGCTCGATAATCTCAAGCTCAGTCATGTCAACCCTTTCCTACCATAGTTTTGTATCGCCAGGTTTTCTTTCAACGAGTAGACTTGTCAAGCTGTTTGCGTTTCCGTAATGAATGGCGTTGTGTGTTGAGTGTGTCGTTGTTATTAGAAACTCAGGATCAAGAAGCGTTGAATCGCCGTAAATAATTTCAGATGCATTTATTGGATTCATGTGATGAATATATAAACGATCGTGAATCTCGTAACCGGCTATCCCTAAATCGCATCCGTTATCTCTAATAATTATAGAGTTTCTAATCTGACGCCACTCGTTTGACCGATAAAACGTCTGGTTTAAATATCTGTCAAAACCAAAAGTGTCACGGCCAACCATACCAGGCAACGACAAGTATTCGAAACGTTCAACGAACGTTCTAATACGCCGAAGTTCTGAATACGTTCTAATCCTCGTCATAAGCATCATGTTCAGGCTCTTCGTGACCAGAATATGAACGCATCGCAGCTAGTGCCTCGCGATACAGTTCTTCAGTTCTTTGTTGCGACGCAAGCATCTCAGCCTTAGCTTTAAGAAGCTCGTTTTCTTGTCGAATTCGATCTTGCTCTAGGATTTCTCTTGAGGATCCCAGCTTTAAGTAATGCGTAACTACTTGTGCAGACGCTGTTCCAGCTCTTAGTTGCTCTTCGGCAACGTCCACAGCAAGACGAATCAGTTGTCTCTCTCGACCGTCAGGAGTTGTAGCGGGTCTCCGCCTAGTTTTTGGTCCTTCAGTAGGACTTTCCCTTCTACGAGACAACGTTATCAACCCCTTTCGAGGAGTGATCCGAGTAAAAACTTTCCGGGAAAAGTCCCGCCGGGGATATTTTAGGG